GAAGACATCTGAGTCTTTGGACTGCTGCAATAAGGTGAGTACTTATGTGAATGCAGAATCTGCTACAAGATATTGCAGCCAAGAAAAATGTAATGATAATGTTGATACTGATCATTTTTGACCAAAACAATTGGCAGCATAATGAGCGATGTGATGATGTTGCCCTTCTTTTCGGCCTTGGGGACAAGCCCGATTTCGATGTCGAGGATTTTTCCTTCGGCATCAGTTTTGACTTCTTTGGCAATCTCAACAACGTCGGCGACGCTTTCATCCTTGTTCAGTTTGAGCTTAGTCGTCAGTTGGTTTGTAGTCTTGTCCGTCTCGATTTTGAGCGTTTTGGTCACCTGCGCGATGCGCTCTTCAGCTTGCTTTTTGTCAAACTCGGCGAGTTTGATTTTTACCTCAGCTTCGGTCAACGTACCTGCCAGACGCTGGCGTTTGAGTTCGTTCTCAAATTCCTTTCGTGCTACGGCCTGCTGTCTATTGAAATCTGCGAGCGATTCTTTTGCAAGTTCAAATTCGCTTTTGATCTTCTTGGCAGCCTTGCCGCCCTTATCACCAGTCTTGTCTATTTCATTGTTAAGTGTTTTGAACCCATCAGTCGTGCCGGTTGTTGCTGCTTTGCCTTCGTCACCGAGTTTCTTCACTTCTTTTGATGCAGCCGCGCTTGCGTCTTTCAAACCGAGGGTTTCTTTTGCCCAGTCCGGCAGAAAACCTAACAAATCAAGGATAGCTTGCTTCACCTTCCCCACGACGGTGGCGACAATTTCGAATGCCTGCGAAACGCCCGGTATGGATTTTGCGAAGTTGATGAATGCCGTCGTGATACCCACGACAGCATTGTAAACGGCTGAGAAGATATTGTTCGCCGTGCGCAGGATAGCCGTAACCGTCTGCAATGCGGCGGTAAGCGTCGTGCCAAGCAACCTAACCAATACAGTCAGGATGGGCACAAGCAAATCCACCAACACGGGCACGATCGGCAAAAATGCCCTTAGCAGTTCGACCAACAATTCAGCCACAACCGTCAGGATAGGGCCGAGTTGATTGCCCAGCGCAGTAATGAATGGAGATAATGCAGTCAGCACCTGCCCGACTACGGAGGCGATCTGTGCGAAAGCGGGGGCCAATGCAGTTAGCACCCGCGTTGCGAGCTGGCCAACAACCGACACAATCTGTGTGATGATAGGCGCGAATGCCGTCACAAGCTGATTGATGACGGGGCCCAATACCTGAAACAGTGTGCCAACGGCACTCGCAATTTGACCCACGATAGGAGGCAGCAGGCCAATGATAGGCACAAGCGTCGCGCCGATCTGTGTAATGATTGGCGAAATCTGCGAAATGATAGGGATGAGAGATTGCGCGACTGGTGCAAGCGCTGACAACAAATCCGTGCCGACGGTTTGGAATAGTTCGCCTAACTGATTTTGAATTTGATTCAGAATGCCGCCCGCGTCCTGCTGTTGTTTCCGCACGGTTTCGAAAGACGTGCCAAGCAGTTCATTTGCCTTGGCAAGCTTCTCCGTTGGTGATGCCGTCGATGCGAGCACGCCAGCAAGCTGAGGGTATTTCTTGGTCAGCTTCTCGATTGCAGCCGCACCTTCGGGATCGGCAATGCCGCGAGTGAATGCCTTCACAACGGATTCGCCCTTAACCGCGCCGTCTGTAAAGACTTCCAAACCAGCAGATAACTTCGTCAGTTGCGCCGCCTGATCCCCAGAGATACCACCCAATGAAGCGACATCTACGGCAAGCGCCCGCGTGCGTTCTGCGGGCAATCCTAAGTCATTGGCAAGTTGTAAGGTGCTATCGCGAACCTTCTGGATTTCGCCATCAACGTCGGCAATCCCCTGCTGCTTGAATGCCACCTCGAGCGAATCGCCAAAATCATCGGCGGCAATAGCGCCGTCTTTCAAGCCCGTGGCAAGTTGCCCGACTGCCTGAATACCAACCGTCCCCAATGCACTGCCGATGCCTGCGCCTATGGCTGAAATTTTACCGGTGGCTTTCTCGGCGTCTTTGGTATCAACGTCGACTTTGACATTCTCCGTTCTGCTGAGGCCGTCGATTTCGCTGCTGGTGGTCTTTACTTGGCTATCGTCGACCTTGACGTCCACCTTGGGTTTAATCATTTCGAAGGCTTTGCGAACATTGTCCGCACTGCCCTTCGCTGTTGACTGCACCGTTTTGAGTGCGTTCGCAAATTGGGACGTGTCCAGCTTCAGTTCATTCGTAAATACTGCCATCCTACGGCCTCCTTGTCATGCGTTTGTATTTCGTCCGTTCGATCGACTTTGCCGTTGGCTGATCCCATTTCGATGCGCGCACGATGGCTATCCTGCGCATGAACTCCGATGCCGACAGGTTGTCGACGAAATCGTCAGGCGTCATCTTCCATGCCTGCGCAGCATCAAACGCCATGATGACGTCGTGCTCACGTGACGGCATGACGTCGAAGCCCGTTATGCGCTTTGGCAAGGCCTTGCCCTCCTCGTCAACAGGCTTCGTCGTGAGCACGCGATATTCGTCGTATATGATGCGCAGGGCGTTCATCTCAGAGTTTAGTAGCCTCTCGAAATCGCTTCACGGTAGCGACCACCTCCGTCAGGTCTTGGTCATCCCAGAATCCGTCGACTGCCATGAGTGCCTTCTCCTGTTCGGTGAGTTGCGTCGTGTCCATGATGATCTTCACGATGTCGATACATGCGTCGATCGCGTCGTTGTTGTCGAGTGGGAAGTCCGTCGACGGGTTGTTCAGCGCGTCCCAGATTTCAGGGAAGGACTCGAGAAGTTCCGATTGGATCTTCTGGGCTACCATGGCCTGCAAGTCCCCGTCCGTGATGTTCGGGATTTCGGCACGGATCATCGTGCGAATTTGCTCGGCATACTGCGTATTCTGCCCTCCGGTCAATGTGACGATCTTCGACGCGTTCGGGCTTCGACGCATGGCGTCCATGAATGCGGTGTTCTGGCCTAAGGCCCTCAGCACTCCGATTGGTGTTTCCACGGCGCGAATGACCTTCCGTGAAACGACGGCCTTGGTGGGCACGTCCTTAGGTTCGCCGGCAAAGTAGATTTTCATAAGTGGCTCCGAAAATGAAATGGTTTGTTGTGGGTTGCCCCGTCAGGAGGCGGCTTGCAGGTTAGTGCATAGCCGCCCCCGACACGGAGCCACCGTGATTAGTTGTATACGACCGTTCCGTATGGCTTTGCAAGCGTCAACGTGACTGCCGTAGCTGCCGTGAACAACTCCGTCGTAAGGTGCGTAGCTGTCAAACCGACCGTAGCGGCAAGCTTGAAACCTTCGAACTCGAGAGTGACACGGTTGTATGTTTCGCCGGCTTGCGTGTAACCGCCCGAGGTGTTCGACAGGCGAACAGGGAATACCCCGACCTTGCGAGCACCACCCGTTGATCCGTTCGTACCGCCACGAACTGCAGCGATGTACTTGCGGTTTGCACCGGATGTCTCGTTCGTGCCGTCTTCGAGAAGCAAGTCCTCGACGTTACCAGCAACCGAGATCGAATCCTCGATAAACGTCTGCAGTGCTTGGTTGTCTTCGACATGCTCGATGGTGATGTTGTAAGCACCCGAATCCTGACGAGCGACGTCGGTAGAGATGATGTTGCCAGAGAGCTTGAAAGCGTAGGTAGCACCTACGGTGGGGGTGGTGAGGGTGTCGTCGACCGTCCAAACGGCGAAGACGTTACCACCGGCGATGATCCGATTTGCGGAACCTGCCATGATGATTTATCCTTGGTATTTCATGAGATGTTGAGAGTCACGCGCAAGGATGCCTGACCACATCATGAGCTTGTGGGGGTCTTCACATGCTGCGTACTCGGTAGAAAGAAGTTTCACATTGCGCTCCAGTTTGGATTTCATCTTGTCGGCAGAGATTTCGTAGCCTACATGGTGCACAATGAGAGAACAGGGTGCCGTTCGGAATCCGCTTGCGTCGATGCTCCACCCGATCTGCTCGTGTGCTGCACCTTCGAATTGGAATCCGTAGCCGTTGCGAAACAAACGTATCGTGGGGACGTGGTAGCGCAGGGTGTCGTCGAAGTCATTGCCCGTGTACTTCGGCTGCGAACCCACGCAACCGCAGATGAGACCCCCGATTCCTGGGGGATATTCGGACAAGGTGTCGAAGAAACCGTGCTGGTGGGTCATGAGTCTGTCGTCGGCATCCAGCCACAAGATCCACGGGCGCGTCGCCAAGGCGATACATTCGTTGCGAAGTTTTGCGAAGTGAAGCTTCGTCTTGGAAGCTTTGTAGAATTTTACTACCGTGTTGCCGATGGTCTGCGTCTTACGATGAACGGTAGGTTCGTCGGCATCGTTGATGCTGTTCCACAGGACGATCACTTCCACGCCCTTGGGCAGCGTGCGTAGTAAGTCCCCAACGTAGTGGGCATCCGACTCCGCAGCGATGACGCATACCGAGACAGGAAGCCCTTGGGGATCGAGAGGTACGATTTCAGGTGTTGACATGTGGTGGCTCCAGTACAATCTTCTGAGGGTATAGCACGACGTTGAACGTGCCGCCCTCTTTGTCAAACCGTCCGACGTGGACATCTTCCACCGAACGCGGTGCTTCGTCGCCGAAGAAATCGGGATCGATGCGAACGCCAATGTCGCCGTAGATTTCGGTCACGTTCTGCAGGTGTTGAATGAGTTCGGATATGAGCATCATGATTGCACGTAGGTTATTACGACTTCGTACATGATCGCCATGTTATCGCCCTTATCATCGACGTAACCCGTCACCGACGACGTGTCGATGCTGTGAATGAGGATGTCGTAGCCTGCCGCGGTGACTTCAGACGTCGGTAGCATTGAGGCAACCGCGTCGATGCACTTGTCGATCTTCTCGACGATGATCCCGTGGTTGATCGCTCCGAGGCCTTCGTTCATTGAGTCCAAACCGTTCTTGGCAACTGCGTAAATGCCGATCGTCATGCGTCGTAGTGGCGCGTGAAGATACGACGTTTCGCTCTGCAATGTTTCAACATCATCACTGATAATGTTGACGTACACTTCGGTCTTGGTCGTGTTGCCCACCTGCTCCAAAACGAACACACGACGGACGTCGAACGTGGGTTCTAACTCCAGTTTCGACCGCATCAGGTCGAGGGCGAATGCGTAGCGTGATGTGGTAGCCATTAGCTGAGAAGTCTCCTGAGCATATCGCGGATGATGTTGCCAAGATCGTTGTCGTTCATTGCTTTGATCGACGGCCCGATGTATGGACGTGGTGGGATGGTGGCGGCATGGTTTCTCCCTGCCTGCCCTCCAAACTCATGGATGCGTGCGTAGGGGATGACTGCCAAGTCAATACCCCAGACGAATGAGTAGGTTCCAGACTTCGCCTCGGTTCTCGAAACGTTGCCTTTGGCTTTGTAGACAGTGGCTGCCTTAAACAGGTTGCCCTTGACAAGCTGCAGCGTCGTGCCCTGCGGAGTCCGTGGGTACTTTGGCGTTCGGTTGGTTTCGCCGTAATTGTCTGCAATCCGAGCCGCCAACACCGTCTGCAAACGCTCAGGGTCGAAGGCGTCCTTGGTTTCGGTGGGAAGCCTTGATAGGATGCGCTGCACGTACTCGTCTACTGTCATACCGACCCCAGCGTCGTATATGGTCGCAAGCGTGACTTGAAACGCATCATAAGGTCACGGTAGACCGTGGTCTGCGTCATGCCGCCTTGATTCACTGCGATGCTCTGCACACCGAAGCGATTCTCACGGCCTCCGAAGTCCGACATCTTGAAGAGCTCCACCACGATCTCGGATGCGATCTCTTCTAAGTCCGCAGGCACGGCGTGCGTTGTGCCGTCATAACCGACGGTCAGGTTTGCACGGTAAAAGACCTTCACAAAGCCGTCGTCTTTGTACAGCGACTGCACGCCCCCCGTTGCAAACACCACAGGCCCCGTGACGGCTGTCCATGAGTCGTATGGGTTGTCACGCTCTTGGATGCTGTTGAGCACCACAGGCACGGTGTAGTGTAGCATGTGCACGCGGTTCTGGTCACCGACGAAGTCGTATGCTACGGCTTTGCCCGTGACGGGTTGCCGACAAATCGAGTTGACGATCCCTTCGGCCTGCGTGATGAGCGCGCCAAGGCGTGCGTCGTTGGCGGAAGATTGATCGTTAATCCAAATGGTTTTGAGTTTGTTGACGGTGGTCAGTGCCATTACACAAGTCCCTTCATTGCTTTGTTTGCGGCGTGATCAATGCGAGCATCCGACACGGCCTGGTCTGCCTTGCTGAGTTTGAACGGCAGACGGCAATTCAGCAGGTCGGCCTTACGATAGTTCGCTACGTTGACCTGATTGGATTGATTGCCACCCAACACGCGCACCATCGTCGGTGTTTCACCGACGCAGAAGCCCACATGGTGACCGCCCTTGCGTTTGAACACCACCAAGCACCCCACATGCAGACTGCACTCCGTGCCGTAGTCACGCCACGACTTCGCCGCTGCCGATTTGGTGGTCGGATACTTCGCCTGCTTCATAACCCAATTCACGAATGACGAGCACCACGGCACTTCGTCGGATGTGGCCTTGAGTGTGGTGGTGGCGTGATACGCTACAATTTGGGGATGCGCAGACGCCCCAGCGATCTCTTTGACGCCACGTTCGCCTTCGGCAATGTCCATCCAGCTATACTTCATCGTGCGCACCCCGCATTGTGAGTAGTGTTTCGTACATCAGATTTTCGAACAGAACCGCGCTCGTCTCGTTTGCATCCTGCCCGCTTACGTGTTCGAAGGCGTGCCACCATTCATGAAGGAAGGTCTGCAGTCGTTCGCCGTCCGTCGTGGGCTTACCATCTACCGATGACGCGATGCGGATGGTGCGCGTTGCGTAGTCGCACTCCCCATATCCCGTCATGTAGCGTTTCACGATGGTAACCTTCCACCGTTGGCCAGCGAGTTTGAAAGACTTGGGGATGGTCACCGTGCTACCCCATCGATAATTACCCGATTCGAAACGGTGAAGTTGCCGTCGCCCGATAACGTCACATGCGCGAAGCCATGATTCCAGTTATTGCGAGGCGCGTAGTGGGGGTTTAGATCACAGAGGCAACCCACAGACCACCCCGCGATGAAATCGCCTCCCAGAGGCCTGCGGAATAGGTCGTGAGATGTCTTATGCACGTGGCCGACGATGATGTTGTCGAGCGACTTCATACGGAAGTTGCGCGCAGGCGAAACGCCACCACCACCGAACCATTCGTGACCGTGATCTACCCACAATTTGCCAATCGTCATCTTCGCACGACCGCGTACCCATTCGATGCCGTGTTCACGCAAGCCCATGAGCTCGGCAAGGTCGAACACCCCGTTGAGTTCCTTCGCCTGCCTTGCCATATACCGTTCGAAGCGTTCCTCGTGGTTGCCCTCACGGTAGATGATGCGCACCCCGTCGCCGAAGAACTCCCGCAGGTGTTTTAACATCGCGCGCGTAACATCGAGTTCCCATTTCCAATCGCGACGTGCTTCGAGTTTCTCGTGCGCGGACAAGTGGAAACAGTCCATCATGTCGCCGTTTAAAATCAGCGTGCCGATACTGGCGTCTTTCAACGACTGCAGAGCCGTGAGGTAAGCACCGTAATAGTTGCCCTCGGCATCGCGACGCAGATCGTGGAAGGGCCAATGCGCATCCGAGATGATACCGACGGACTCCGAGGAGACGTCCACCACTACGTCATCCCTCAGAGTCCCTTCGGTTAGTTCAGCTCCCATGCCGGGCACCGCGCCATACGCAGCCGGTGCGAGGCCTTCGGTTTGTACCAAGGCTTCACCCTTGCGTTGCTTCTCGTGCATCCGCATCGCGCCTGTCTTCTTGCCGAGCTCCTCCGCCGTCATGGCG